ATCATTTCGTGGACGCACCTGGAGACCTCCAGCTGTACTCCCATGCTTTGTTTGCTGACGATGGGGAATACCTAATCGAAGCAGACAACGATGCAGATGCTGCTATCAAGGCAGCACAGCTCTGTAGTTTATTGGACCTTAAAGCCCCAGAACGCAACGAGCATAAGGCTTGTCTAGCTGATATGAGGCTAGATGCTATCTATGCAAGGCTGGAGGCAGACAATGGCTAAAAGAAAGAGACAACCTTATTTCAGTAATAACATTAGGGCTATTACTCTTACTGAACCTAAGTACTTCCCTCAAGTTGATTTTGAAGACTTTATGGAGTACACAGTAGCCAATTGGATGCTACATAGCTCTCACGACTGCGTTATAAGGACTACACACCGCAAGACTGGCAAGGTCAAGGAGTATTCCTACAAGTACCGCAAGTGTGCCATGAACAAGATTGAAAAGCTTATTGGTACTCATTCATTTGTTGTCTGCGATGTAGACGCAATCCATCAACTATCACCCGATTATTACAATGACAAATAGAACACAAGAGATTCGTACTGCTCAACTTATTGAGAAAGTTATGAACCACAGACATAAGAACGAACTCATTGAGCTTATGTACGAACAAGTTCAGGAGGATACATATCAAGTGCCTTAATTGTATATTTATATACATATTCTAGCTTGGCTAGTTGCACTGATAAGTATTCCTTACTAGAACTAAATGAACTTAATCCACTTCGACAACGATTAATATGCAAATCTTTTCAAAAGGGAATCTATATATAGGTAAGGATGATGAATCTTTCACTACCGTACTGATCCACTTTGGCAAATATCGGTTAGAATTCGAGTGGAAACCTAAGTCACATGGATCTCGACCCGCTACAAAGGAGAGTAACTGATTCAGACATTGATCGTATCTTCGATGCTATCGAATTTATACGCAAGTTTGATCAAGACAATGGCAGTCATGAAATAAGTATCTCTGTTCTTGCGTCTTTGTTATTTGTAGGTTCTCGAAATGGTGCTCATAAACAGGCACTAGAAGAAGATCTCTCTCATATGTCAAAGGCAAGCTCAAGCAGAAACACAGATATTTTAAGTAAATGGCATCGCCTCATACTACCTAGTGGTAAACGAAAACCTGGACTTGGACTTATTAAGAAGGAGGTAGACGGATCTGACAGAAGAAGGTCAGTACTAACCCTCACTAAAAAAGGTGAGGAATTAATCACCCAACTCAAAGACATACTTTATGGAGAGACTTAGGACTATTGGTCAAGTATTTGACTATACGTTCAACAACCTTGAAACTTGGGATCACAATCATGCAGGTCGAGCACCAAATGTTACTAACTCAAACAAGTTCATTGACATACATGGACGCTCACTGCAGGTCTCCAAGATCAATCAAGCCACTATGGATGTGGTTAAAAAAGTTCTAAGAGAACGTGATGATGCGAGTAATCGTACTGTCAATCTCTGTGTAGGCACTGCTCAAGTGGCTATGAACTTTTGTCTAGGTAGGGGACTCATCCCTTGGCCTGATCCTCGTGAATTATTCATCAAGAGCAACAGATACTGTTTCCCTATGTTGGAAATCAAGAGGGTAGACAAACCGATTTTCTCGAAAGAGCAAGTCATCCATATGTATGAATATGGTTTACGTCTTAGTAAATCATTAGGTGCCTTGTATCAAAATGTTGCTGAGACTATTTTGTTATCAGCATTTACAGGTATCAGCTGGAGTGAATACGTTCAACTCCAATCATGTGATATCCATTTAGATGCACGTATCCCGTACATATCAGTTGGTGGGAGGCGAAACTTTAAACTCAAACGTGAGGTTAGAAAACGTCAGATTCCACTAGCCGGTGATTCAGCAATGCTGATTCCCATCTTGAAACGCCGAATGGAGGATGTTGAGTACTCCGTTGGTTATCATCTTTTTGGTGATGATTGGACTTCAGGATACAAATATGGTATCGACCGCCATCGAAGAATATTTGAATCAATAACTAATGATTTGAATTTAACTTACGATGATCGAGGAGAAAAAAGAACGCCTTATTGTTTAAGACATTCTTTCTGCACTTGGTCATTAAGAGATGGTAAATGTATTGAAACTACTTCTCGATTAATGGGACATTCAAACATCAATACAACCCGTCGGTACCTACACTTAGTATTAGATGATTACGTTGAATCAATGCCAGCCTCCATCCAATTAGCCGAAGCTATCTAGTGTATCTCACAAGTACTAATTCGATCATACCGATTTACCGCAAATGGTAAACGCCGTATACTCAGTACTTTAAAGATACCTCAGATACACTGCTATCACTGGGTGTGTAAGATGGGATTCAAAGATTCACTAGCATTAAAATCTAGAGAGTTTTAGGCATCTAATAACAACTGGGGTTTGCTGAGAAGTAAGCCCCTCTTTATAAAGTCAGTGATACCAATATGTATTGTATCCACTTAGACAACTATCAGCAATCTAGTGAACTACATTTATGCCTACACCGCATCAGATTGATGAGCAGATTAAGCATGAACGTGCTGCAATTGCTCAAGGATTAAAGAGACTTAAGGAGAACACAAAAAAGCTTGAAGAAAAAGATTATGCTTCAGCTTCTGTGTACGGAATAACAACAATTGATGCATTATTACCATTAGTTGTTGAAAGAATTAAAGAAACAAATACGAGAATTCATGAAGGACATACTGGACAATCTTTCGTAGAAATTAAACAATATTTAGCTGATATTGAGCCCCTTGCAGCTGCGGCTATAACGTGCAAAATCACAATCGATAAGGTATTCAGTCATAAAGATGAAAGTAATCAAATAGTAAACATATGTGATGCTATAGGGCAGGGTGTAGAGAACGAATGCAAGATGCGTCACTTTGAAAGACATGCTCCAGGTTTGTTAGAGACTCTTAAAAAGAACTATTGGCATCGTGCCATAGGGACAGATCAAAAGATTGTTGTGATTCAAACACTTATGAATCGTTACGAAGTACAGCAATGGCAAGCATGGGGACGAGGTAATCGAGTCAAGCTTGGAGGCTGGCTTTTGAATTGTGTTATTGAGACAAGCAAGTGGTTTGAGAAAGAAATTATTTATAAATGCAAAAAGAAGAACAGTTACGTAGTACCTACACCTGAGTTCATGGCTATCAAAGATCAGGTCATGTTCAATGCTGAGTTGTTTAGCCCACTAGCTTGGCCGATGTTAATTGAGCCAAATGATTGGACACCTGAAAGAAAGGGAGGATATCTCCTAAACGAAGTGATGAACGGGCATGACATGGTTCGCAGGAGCGAGTCGTCATGTATACAGGGAGAAAGACCTTTTGCGTTCCTTAATAAAATCCAAAAGGTTGCTTATACCCTGAACCCTTTCGTTGTTGAGGTAGCTGAAATACTCCAACGGAAGGGTGTAGCGGTGGGAAAGTTCCTACCAATATGTCATCACGAGCTACCACCCAAACCTGTTGACATAGCTGACAATGAAGAATCTAGAAAGAAATACAGAAGAGAAGCAGCTGAGGTATTAAATCTTCAAGCTCAAGAGTTTAAGAAATCTTGTCGTACTCGTATGACAATGGAGACAGTAGAACGTTTTAAAGGTAAAGAGCGTTTTTATATCCCACACTCATTTGATTATCGGGGTCGTGTATACGGTATACCGGCCTTCTTAACAGTTCAAGATACTGACTTTGGAAAAAGTCTAATTAGATTTGCTGATGAATCCTTCATGGATGATGAGGCAGAGAGATGGTTAAGATTTCAAGCAGCTACGACGTATGGACTAGATAAGGAGACATTAGATGATCGTCTCAGCTGGACATATTCAAATGAAGATCTAATAGAGAGAATTGCAACTGATCCAATAGGTAACCTTCATGAATGGGAGGGAGTTGAGGAACCGTTCCAATTCCTTGCAGCATGTGATGAGTTCTATCACTGTGTAATAAAGAGAGACAGGATAAGCACTGGTCTACCAGTAGCTATAGACGCTACATGTAGTGGCTTACAGATACTCGCAGGGTTGGCTAAAGATAAATCAACAGCTGAACTCGTTAATGTAATACCTAGTGATAAACCACAAGATGCTTATAAAGTAGTAGCTGAAAAATCTAAACCAAATATCCCTGAGAAGCTACGTCCTGAATGGGATCGTAAATGTACAAAGAGGACTTGTTTAACCATACCTTACAATGCAAAGCCCTTCTCGAATCGGACGTACATTAAGGAAGCCTTAAAGGATAAAGATATAGAGATTGACAAGGATGAGTTAACCCAAACAGTTAAAGCTGTTAGAGATGCCATGGACATAATTGTTCCTGGACCAATGAGGGTTATGAAATGGATAGAGGATGAGGTCAGTAAAGCTATCAAGCGTGGGGCTGATCATCTTGAATGGGTAACACCATCAGGTTTTGTTGTCTCTCAAAGAATCTTTAAGAAAGAATTTGAACGTATAACCTTACAAGTCTTAGGTCAATGCAACATGAGAGTCTCTACTGGAGATTCTGACAAGGTTGATAAGGCTAGACATAAGGCTGCTACAGCTCCAAATCTTATCCATTCATTGGATGCCTCATTGTTGTGTCTTTCAGTTTTAGAGTTTGATAATCCCATAGCTCTGATACATGATTCAGTTCTATGTAGAGCTACAGACATGACTGAGTTATCCAGAATTGTCAGAGAAAAATACATGTACCTGTTCGCAGAGCATGATTACCTAACAGATTTCGCTAACCAGATAGGAGCTGAATCTGAACCACCGATTATAGGAGACTTGAAACCAGAATCCGTAATTGAATCCACTTACTTTTTTTGTTAATGAGAAACATCCATGTAACACCTGAACCCGTTGTATTAGAGGGGTATCAGGCTGTAATGAAGCCAAGTCAATACGGCTATAGCTTGAGAGCTTTAGTAGGTAAAGACTTGATAGATAAGTTAGAAGAAGAAAGAGTTGATTGTCTTAAGTGGGCTGAGTCTAAGCTCAAGAACCCTAAGAGATCATCACTTAAACCTGAGCCTTGGGAAGAAGTTAGTGATGGTAAATACCTCATTAAGTTCTCATGGGCTGAAGATAGAAAACCACCAGTAGTTGATACTGAAGGTACACCTATAGAAGATCCATCAACCCCTGTATATGCTGGGTCTACAGTTAAGCTAGGGTTCGTTCAAAAGCCTTACCTACTGAAAGATGGTATCTCCTACGGCACGTCTCTGAAGCTCTCTGGAGTACAGATCGTGACTGTTAAGGGAGGAGCTGGAGTAGATACTGGAGACTTAGGACAGGAGGAAGTGTCAGAACTATTTGGTAAGACTAAAGGTTATAAAACTAGTGAGCCTAATGTTGAGGCAGCTGGTACTCCAGCATCAGTAGAAGATGATGACTTCTAATGTTCAGGTCTGAGTTAGAAGAGAAGGTCTCAGATTTGTTATGTGAATTGAAAATTGATTATGAATATGAACCAACAAGGGTTCCATATCAAATACAACATAACTATTCTCCTGACTTTCTCTTACCTAATGGTATCTACCTAGAATGCAAAGGCTACTGGGATAGTACAGACAGAAGAAAGATCAAGAACGTAGTGGAGCAACACCCTGAAATAGACCTGAGAATGGTCTTTCAGGCTCCCTACAACAAGATCTCTAAGAAATCTAAAACAACGTATGCCAAATACTGCGACAAACTCGGTATTAAATGGTGTGCGTTTCACACAATACCAATGGAATGGCTCATCTAGAGAGCGAATTCGAGAGGCATATACCTTGTGATAACTGTGGCAGTTCAGATGGGAACTCACTTTATTCTGACGGTCACACTTATTGCTTTGTATGCCAAACCCGTACCTCTGGGAATGAGGAAATTATTCACAATCACAAAATGTCTACCAATGTACAACTCAAAGGATCAGCCCAAAGGCTGCAACGTAGAGGGATATCAGAAAAGACAAACCAAAAATACAAAATCTTCCGAGACGGAGAACTTCTACGCTTCCATTATTTCACGAGCGACGGAATACTTCAGGGAGCAAAGATAAAGACCAAACAAAAAGACTTTTACTATGAAGGTACTAGTACCGATACTCTTTTTGGTCAGCATTTGTTTCCTAGTAGTGGAAAACGCATCATGGTTTATGAGGGTGAGCTAGACGCTGCCAGTGGCTGGGAAGTTATGACTGGTTGGCCACACGTCTCATTACCACATGGAGCTGCAAGTGCTAAAAAAGATATTCAAAAACAAATACCCCTTTTCCAAGGCTATCAAGAAATTGTCCTCTTCTTTGACAATGATGAGGCTGGAAGAAAAGCA